ACTTGCTGAATCACGATTATCAATAATTGTTTTAGCACTGCTAGTCGAATCTAGCTCAACAACAGCAAAATATGAACCACGGTCTGTTTGCCCAAGAGTAGAAGTTAATGTTAAAAAATCATTTGTGCCGTCAAAAGTAATTCCCTTAGTTAGCAATGAACCAGCATCAACAATCTTAGGTTGGCTTCCAGATGTTGCTTGAGTGGCATTATTGCCATTACCTGACTGATCATACCAGGTTTCTACAAAGCCATTTACGGTGTTATCAAAGGCAGGAATACCAGAGATGCTGTAGTGTTCACCGATGTTGGCTTCAATAGCTTCACGATCATGTGTTAGGTCGGAGTCATAAATAATTAACTCCTTGATTCCTCCATCTAGATTTGAGTTAGCAGAAGAAACTCTAAAGAATCCTAAAATTAATACACCGCTTGGATTATTTGTTCCTGCATTTCCAGTTGAACCAGTAGCTCCATCTACAAATATTGAAGAAAATCCTCCGTTTACAATGTTGGTTTGAAGGTAAGTTCGGTCAGTAGCATAATCGATCGTCCCTGCTGTTGTGCGAGTAACTCCAGAATTAACAGCAAATCCTCCATCACTTCTAAAGAAACTTGTTGCATTAAACTGATTAGAGACACTTGGTGCTGTTGACCAGACACCTTGAGAGGTAGAAGCAACATCAGTATGACTAACACTAAAGGTAGTGTAAGCTTGAGTCAAAGAGAAGCTTCCCGTTACCAAGGACATATCTTCACTTCCATCAAAATCAATGCCATCCGTAAGCAAAGCACCATCACTTACAATCTGAGGTTGGTTATCATCAGTACTTTGAGTTGCGTGATTACCTGTTGCTGTATCTCCTGCTTGGTTGGTTACACTTTGGTCATACCAAGTTCTAACAAATCCGTTTTGATCTTGTCCTGTAAACAGAGCAGGGCTACCATTAACAGTAGTAGCATCATTATTTCCTACTAAATCTTGCCAATCAGAAAGGGTGTTCCCGTATCCGTTGTAGCTATGGTTAATTGTTCCGTCGTTATTTGTATCAATTCTAATATTATAGACTACTCCTTTTGCGTGAGTGCCTCTAGCTCTTCCAAACGAACTAATAGTAAAAGTATCACTATTGGTAAATTCTGCGGAAATCAAAACATCGTTTTCATCGTAGATTCCAAATTTGCCAGAGACTCGTTTTAATTTTACAGTGTTTGCTACCCCGTATTTTAAGTTTGATGTTAAATTTAAAGTTTCCGCAGCACCGTCTGTTTGGATTCTAAAGTTCTGAATACCATTAGCACCTCCTGCTCGTACGTAACTGCCCCCAATTTCTTTACCTATAATTTGTTGGTTTGCTATAGTAACAACGAATGAATACTCAAGAGAAAAATCTCCAGTCAGATTTATTTCACTGGTCAGTTTAACATTATCATTTGACGCATCAAAGTAAGCCCTACTGTTTAAAAGAGACTTAGTGTTACCTAAAATAAAATCTACAAGTGTCCCATCGCTAACCTCATCTGCCGTAAATGATTTTGTATCATCTGTTGTGCTGCTTTGGTCTTTTCTTACTTGGCATACAAATTTACCTGATGTATCACCATCAGTATCACCACTTGATGTTACGGTAGCCTGGCGTGTCCCTAGGCTACGAAGTGAGTAAGCGGCCTTAGCAATAAGGAAGTCACCTGTGCGTCCATCATTATCTAATGCCCTTATATCTAAAGGTGCAATTACTTGGCGATTTACAAAATCAACTAATGCACCAGAGGATACCTCGGATGCCGTGAAGTCCTGCTCGCTGTTATCGCTGTCTCTACGAACACGTACAACCTTGGGATCACCACCAGTAAGGCTACGGAGGCTGTATGCCGCCGCAGGATCAGGAGCAATCTGCGTAATGCTCTCTCCTACTTGGTTCAGCCTACGCTGCTGACCCAGGGCTGAGTCAAGGCTAATGTGCATATTAGACCTTGTGTAGTTGCACTAAGCTACCAGCACCGCTTACGGTTACGCTAGTAAAGTTACCATATATAATTGTACCTGCTCCAAAGGATGTAAGGAGGTCGGCAGAATTGTCTACATTAGTAGCTGTAAGTGCAGAGAGAGTTGAGTCCTTTAGGAACTGAATAGCTCCGAACTTACCAGCGGTTGCACCGTCAGCAGCATTGATTACTATTGAACCTACGGAGCTAAACTCCAGTGCGTTATTTCTTGAACTTGCCATAGTTGTGTATTATATCACAGGGGGTTATTATCGGGACTGCCGATTTACATAAGTGGAGAACCGCTTGTTTACGGTGTTATTGTTAGAGATTATATCAACCTTCTCTAGTTCTAGGGCTAGGGCAACGGTAGCTGTATTTTCTTCAGCGAACGCCTTGTCAGTCTGGCCGTCCATGCGAAGGAAATCAGCATAAGTTGCGTGAGCAAGATAAGCAAAGAACTCAGCAGGAACCTCAACTGTGCTACCGGTAAAGTCCGCAACCGTTGAGCCTGTTACGCTGAAAGGAGTAAACTGCTTCTTGTAAGTAACAAATGCTGAGTTGTCAGTCGTGCTAGTAATATTTAAAATATTAGCCCCATCGAAATCTACGAAGAAATCGTACTCAACAGCGGACTGATTTAGGAATGCTTTTTTGCGATGAATGCGATTAAAACTACCAATAGTATTTTTGCCTGTCTGTGCATACGGAATCAGTTGTTTATCAACAATTAATGGAGTGCCAGATAGATTAGCAGTTGTCAAAGTCCAAGTAACAACTTCAGAAGGGTTGTCTTTCTTTTGACTATCAGCCTCAACTAAAAGTGTAACCGCAAGGCCAGCACCTGCTTGTACAGAAATTGTACCATCAGAATTTATAGAAATATTACTAGTGCCTTCAATTTCCCACCTGTTCGTACTTGCCCTTTTATATATAACAGTTGTATCAGAGGTTCCTATAGCAGCATTATAATAAACATTAGTTCCAGCAACTGCTCCATTTGCTCCATCATCTTGTCCGAGCAAAATATAGTTTCCGTTTACAACAGACGAGGAGTCCGTTGAGGTTCCTGCCCCTAAACCGCTAATATTCAATGAAATAATATCACGCTCCTCAGAGGTAACTAAGTATCGAGGCCAAATTGGACTCTCGTTAAATGCTTGTAAAAACCTTCGGTTAATCAGATTAGCTACATCATCTGCTTCCGTAGGAGCAAAAGATCCAACACCGGCTAGGGATTGGATTAACTTAAAAAGATCGCCGTAGGTTCTGGTCTGCATTAGATTTTATTTGGGCTAAGTTCTGGGAACTTCTTATTGTAGTACTTTAAAAATTCTTTAGAATGCACGGTATCTTGACCGTACTTCTTAATTAGTCGGAAGTATTCCCTTGGTGGAATGCTTGCAACTGGTTTGCCAAGAACTGGGTGAATGGTCCCCTTTAGTTTCTTAGCTTCTTTGGCTGCCGCAGCAACTCTTTTGTGTTCTGTTTCACGCTCTAATTTAAAGCCATTCTTGATTTCACGCATAAAAGCACGATCAATCTCTCCATCAGAGTACCGCTTTAACTTAGGAATGATTACGTCCATAATTAAAAGTCGGGGGCCGAAGCCCCCAACTAGAATTAATTATTACGCGAATGAACCAAGGTCAATGATACGTAATGCGATAACAATGTTACCAGCAGTCAAATCACCTGTAGTTCCGTTAACTTCAGCAAGAACTGAAGTCTCAGCTTGGAATCCTACAGCTTGTGATTGATTGCCAGTGAATCCATCACCAGAATTAAATACTGGTGCAGACATTGCATCAACATCAAGAGCATCAATGAACTCATCAGGATCACCACCTGTTGTGCCTACATCAAGAGTGATGTCAGTAGCACCTGCAAGTGCAGTGGACTCAAAAACACCAGCCAACTCTACAGCACCACCAGCAGGGATGGTTGCAATAGGAAGTTGTGTAGCAGTGCTAAGAGACTCTCCTGTGAATGGATTAGTTCCTGTCTTAATATCATTTAGATCAGAGAAGCTAAGTGATATGACGTGGGTGTAGCCAGAAGTACCGGCTTCGTTTACTGTTAATTTAGCCATATTGGTATATCTCCTTTAGTTTAGGTTACGTCTTGGATAACACCGTGTGCGCCTGGGTGATAAACACCGAGGGTCAAAGCGCAATCAACAAAACCACGCTCACCGCCACCAAGATTTGGAAGGCGAGTGCTTCCCATAGGGAT